ACCCTGTGGCGCTGGGCCAAAGAGCGCCACGACTTCCCGAAGCCGCGCAACCTGTCTTCCCGCTGTACCGTATGGGATGCCGACGAATTGCAAGCCTGGCGCGATTCTCACGCCAAGGGGGTGGCATGATGACGATTCGCTATCCTGACGCTGCCAGCAACATCATCCGCGACTGCGCCCTGTTCGAGCATCCGGACGGCATGGGATCAATCCAATTCGATGCCGAGTTTTCCGCGCTGTTCGTCATGAACAAGGCAGAAGGCGATTTCGCTCAGGTGAATATCGGCCCGAACGGTATGCGCATCCTGGCTGGAAATCTGCTGATTTTGGCTGACAAGCTGGAGGGCAAATAATGACCCTACAGCGCAAAGATGACAACGCCCTGCGGGAACAGGGCGAAGTCGACAAAGCAGCAAACTTGAATCCGAAGCGTATCAAGAAAATTGACCGCGTGGAAGCAGCATTAAGGCGTCGAACGGCGAGTTCTCCTTAGTCGCATAGCTCACGAGGTTACGCTGCAAGTCCATTTGGCTGATGTGAACCAGCATGTCGATGCGCTTGAGCGACGACAGGGCGACGATAATGTCGAAGTTCAAAGCAGCGAGGTCAAAGGGATCAAGAAACGCGAAGTGCAAACCGTGGGCGTTCACCCGGGCGATGAAATCGGAGTGACGGCCCCAGCACTGGGACGATGGCGGGAGGAGGCGCAGACCAGGAACGGCGGCGGCCGTGCTGGCGTGTGGCACCACCCGGTGGTGCAGAACACCGGCCACCCGACCAGCAAACCACTGCCGCTGGTGAGTGACTGGGTGTGCCTGTTCACGGACTACGGGGACACAGTGTGCGACCCATTCATGGGCGGCGGGACGACAGGCGAAGCGTGCGCAGGAACCGGCCGAAAGTTCATCGGCATCGAGCGTGAGCGCCGGTACTTTGACCTTTCGTGCGAACGCATCAGCCGCGCCCAAGCACAGGGGCAACTGCTGCCGCACGACCCACCAGCCGCGCCTGAACAGGTGGGCCTGGCACTTGAGCCCTAACTATAATTAGACACCATCCAACAAGGTGCCACCAATGGCCAATTTCAACTTCGCCTTTGACAAGACGATCCGCAACGAAGGCGGGTTCAAACTCACCAACATCGCGGGAGACCGTGGCGGGCAGACCTACGCCGGCATCGCTCGCAACGTCCACCCCGGCTGGCCGGGCTGGCGATTCGTCGACGCGGGCGACCTGACTCAGGTCGAGCTGACCCAGAGCGTGCGCGATTTCTACCGCCGTGAATTCTGGAACCGCATCGGCGGAGACGCCATCACTCACCAGACCATCGCCGAGACCCTGTTCGACTTTGCCGTCAATGCCGGCAGCGGCACGGCCGCCAAGCTGGCGCAGATCGTGGTGGGGGTGGTGCCGGATGGCGCCATCGGTCCCAGGACGCTGACCGCACTCAACGGCTGTGAGCCAGAGCTGTTCGCGCTCAAGTACGCGCTGGCCAAGGTGTCGCGCTATGCGGAAATCTGCAACCGAGACCGGACGCAGAGCAAATTCCTGCTGGGCTGGATCAACCGCACGCTAAAGGAGTTGACATGAACCTGCTGGGTATCGGCGAAATCATCGGCGGGGTCGGCAAGATCGCCGATGACCTGATCACCACCGACAAGGAGCGGCTGACACTGGCGCTAGAAGAGAAAAAGATCGAAGCCGGGCTGATCCAGTCGCAGATCGAGGTCAACAAGGCCGAGGCGCAGCACGCCAGCGTCTTCGTGGCCGGCTGGCGGCCGTTCATCGGCTGGGTCGGGGGCTTCGGCATGGCCTACCAGTTTCTGCTCTATCCGCTGCTGACGTGGGTCTGGCCAATCCTGATCGCCCGCGGCACGCTGCCGGCCGGCACCACCATCCCGCCAGTGCTCGATGGTGATGTGCTGTTCGCAATGGTCAGCGGTCTGCTCGGCATCGCCGGGATGCGCAGCTTCGACAAGATGAAGGGGGCCGACCAGAAGATGGTCGGTCGTTGAATAACAAGCCGTGTGCAGATAGCAAAAAAGTATAAAAAATAACAAATTTTGCTTGCAATAATCCCTATTTATGGGATTATATACCCATGGCAGACAGCCATGACCGGGCCTCTGGGATCAGGGGATGGAGATAAAAATGGACAAGATCATCATCAACGGAATCGATGTCAGCGAGTACAGCGAGGTCAGCGTCCCTGACCACGTCGAGCTGACCATCCGCTATGCTGATGGGTCGGTCAAGACCGTGGACTATACCGCCGGCCTGCTCGCCAAGGGCGGCCCGCGGATCCTTACGTTGGCCGGCACTGCCCTCAAGCAGGTTAAGGACGCATATGCCAGTGCAGGGCACGAGGTGCTTGAGGTGCGCAATGTGCAGCGCACCCACAAGCTCACTGAGAGTGAGCTTGCCGACATCGCCGCCCGCATCCGCGCCGACCGCGAGGAGCAAGAGTATCGCCGCGACCATAACATGGTCGCCGGCGCTGCAGCAGGCGGTGAGCGCCATGATCGTATCTAACGCATTATCTGACCGCGACACGGCCTGCGCTCAGCTACTGGCTGAGCGCTCATGTCAAGGGAGGATGGTGCAATGAGTCCTACCCACGCCGCGCGCGGACGGCTGACCGTGGACCTTGATGCCCCGTGGCGGCTATATGCCAATCGGCTGCCGGCCACCGGCATCGCACTCGGCACGGTCACCACTGCCCGCGGTGAAACCGGCGCGCTCGTGTATATCGAGCGCACGGGCATCTACGTGCGGCTAAACGCCGGCTGCATGATCTCTCTCCCGCAACGCAAGATACAGGCCGCCATTGATGCGGCCAGGAAGGCTGTTGGCGGCCGTCCGCATATCATGCGAGACCTGGATTGACAGCCGTCAGCACCAAAACCCTCCGCAGCCTGCTCCGCGGGCTGCGGGATGGGCTGACCTTTGCCGAGCTCCAGGCCGATACCGGGCGCAGCCGGTCGGCGCTCTATCGGGATTTGGCGGCGTTGCGGGAGCTGGGTGTTGGGGTGGTGCCACGATCAAAGCGCTCCGGCGGCGATCCGCCCTATCAGGTGGTGGATTGGGGGGTTTTCGACCCCAAAAGATTTTGAGTGGCGCAAAACGATTGGGCAGCGCTGCATTTCGGATCTTGCCTTGATCTTGTCGATGCTGCGCATCCAGGAGATGCGAGCAGATCAGCCATAAAAATCAAAATCGCCTCTGATTTTTCGCGCGGGCTTGGCCTGTGCGGGCGGTTCCCCGTGACGGCCCGCAGTTGATGCCGCTATTGTCGCAGCATGAGCTTCGCCACCGACCAAGTCGCACTCCTCCAGGCCGCTTATGCAGCGGTGCTGAAGGGCCAATCGTATCGCTTTGGCGAGCGGATGTTGACGCGGGCGGATGCGCGGTGGATTTCGGATGAGTTGGATAAGTGGATGCGGCGGGCCGATGCCGAGGCTGCGGCGAGCAGTGGGGCAACGCCTGGGGTTGTGATTGCTGATTTCAGCGGGGGCCGTGGCAATGGCTAAAGCTGCCCGTAACGCATCGGCCTTTGATCGGGTGCTGTTGCAGGTGGCGCCGGGTTGGGCGGCATCGCGGGCGCAGAATCGCATGAAGGCGCTGGCGTATCGGCAGGCGTATGAGGCGGCGGAAAAGAGCCATCTGCGGCAGTCTGCGCGTGAGTTTGGCAGCGGCAATGCCATTGTGTCGCTGACGGGTACCGCGCTGCGCAATCAGGCGCGGCATCTGTATCGCAACCACGACATCATCAAGGGCGGGCTCGATACGGTGGTGCAAAACATCGTCGGCCCGCATGGCATCAACATCGTGCCGGCACCACGGGACCGGGATGGCAACATCGTCGAGTCGGTGGTGGATCAAATTCTGCTGCTGCTCGATGCCTGGGCGAAAAAGCCCGAGGTGACGACGCTGCACGACTGGGCGAGCGTGCAGCGGCTGCTGGCGCTGACCTGGCTGCGCGATGGCGAAGCCTTTGCGCAGGAGGTGCGCGGCTTTGTGCCGACGCTCGAGCATGGTTCGGCGGTGCCGTTTTCGCTCGAATTGCTTGAGCCTGACCTGATCCCGATTGATTTTGATGATCCAGCGCGCCGCATCCAGCAGGGCATCGAGCGCAATGCCTGGGGGCGGCCGGTGGCCTATCACCTCTACAAGGGCCATCCTGGTGATGCGCTGGGTATGTTGCCGGACACCAAGCGGGTGCCGGCTGATCTGATCAGGCATGTGCGCACCATCGACCGCATTGGGCAGGTGCGTGGCATCAGCATCCTGGCCTCGACCTTTACCCGCATCGAGGATTTGAAGGATTACGAAGAGAGCGAGCGGATTGCCGCGAAGATCGCCGCGAGCATGGCGGCGGTGATCATCAAGGGCGACCCGACGCTGTACAACCCGGATCTGGCCGGCGATGACGGCGAGCGCAGGATGCGAATGCAGCCCGGGATGATTTTCGACAACCTTCGGCCTGGCGAGTCAGTGCAGTCGATCGACAGCACGCGGCCGAATACCAACCTCGAAGCCTACCGCGACGGCCAGTTGCGCGCCATCGCTGCGCCGATGCGCATTTCGTTTTCATCGCTGGCCAAAAATTACAACGGCACCTACAGCGCGCAGCGGCAGGAGCTGGTGGAGCAATATGGCGCCTATGGCGTGCTGGCCAATGAGTTCATCTCGCAGATGGTCCGGCCGATCTATGAGCGATTCGTCGCCATGGCGGTGCTGGCGGGCGAGCTGATCCTGCCGCGTGGCATGTCGCTGGCTGCCGCGCTTGGGGCCGACTATCTGTCGCCGCCGATGCCCTGGATCGACCCGCTGAAGGAGATCAGCGCCATCACCGCGCAGGTGCGGTCCGGTGTGCGCTCGCTCAGCAGCATCATCGCGGAGCGTGGCGGGCGGATGTACGACACCATCGAGCAACTGTCGCTCGACAAACAGTGGGCCGAGGAGCGCGGGCTGGTGCTCGATGTGTTCGCCGGAATGACCCCGGCGCCGCTGCCGGCAGATCCGGCCGGGGCAGACGCATGACCGCCGCCAGAGTCAATATCACGCTCGATGAGGGCGCGCCCTACGTGCTGGGGCTGACCTACAAGGCCGGGCCGCAGCAGCAGCCGGTTGACCTGACGGGCTGCGGGGTGCTGTTCGAGGTGCGCGAATCATTGCCGGGGCCGGTGCTGTTGGCGCTTGACGATCAAAGCGGTGATGTCGCCATCGATGCGCTGGCCGGAAAGTTCAGGGTCACGGTGCCGGTGCTGGCCATTTCGGCACTGCCGATCAAGGCATTCTACCGCTGCGACCTGCTGCTGCCGGGGGCGATCCATCGCCCGCTGCTGCGGGGCGTATTGGCCGTAAACCAGTGGGGTTGAGATGACGATCAATCTGCTGCAAGCCGATGGGGGCGATTACCTGCTGGCAGAGGTGAGCGAGCCGGGGCCGCCTGGGCTGTCGGCCTACGGGGTGGCGGTGGCGAATGGGTTTGTCGGCACCGAGCAGGACTGGCTGGCATCGCTGGGAGGCGGTGGCGGTGGCAACTATCTGCAATTCAACCAGTCGACACCATCGTCCACCTGGACCATCAACCATAACTTCGGCGCGCGAACCAATGTGGCGGTGTTCAGCAGCGGGGGCATCGAGGTGTGGGCCGAGGTGGTCCACACATCGATCAATCAGGCAGTGGTGCTGTTCGACGCGCCATTCGCCGGGTTTGCAATTCTGTCTTGAGGTGATCCATGGCCATTGATATTCAGCGCACGCTCGATTTCGGCAACGGCAGGCGCATCATCAATCTGCCGGATGGTGTTGGCGCGCAGGAGCCGGCCACGGTTGCGCAGCTCAACTCGGCCGTCGAAGGGCTGGCATGGAAAGATTCATGCCGGGTGGCGACACAGGCCAACATCAACCTGGCCGCGCCGGGGGCCACCATCGATGGCATCACGATGGCCAGTGGCGACAGGTTCGTGGCCCGCGCCCAGACCGCCGCCGCAGAGAATGGAATCTATGTGTGGAACGGCGCATCGACACCGGCCACGCGGGCGCTCGACGCCAACACGGCCAACGAGCTGGAGCAGGCAATCACCACGATCGAGGAGGGCACCAGCGCTGGGGTGACATACCGGCAGACCGCAGTTAACTTCACGCTTGGGAGTGGCTCTGTAACTTGGGGGACTTTCGGCACTTCTGCCGGCGCCGCCTCCGAAACTTCCGCCGGCATTGCCGAACTTGCCACGCAGGCAGAAACCGACGCCGGCACCGATGACTTGCGTATTGTAACCCCGCTTAAGCTGGCCACCAGTCCGTGGGCGCGCAAGGTGTATCAGGCCAATGTCGGCGATGGGTCTGCCACCTCTTATGCCATCACGCACAACCTTGGCACGCGGGATGTATCGGTCGAGCTCTACCGCAACAGTGGCAACTACGACACCGTGCTTGCCGAGGTGCAGCGCACCACCACCAACCAGATCACCATCCTGTTCGACACTGCCCCGGCGCTCAACGCCTACCGCGCGGTGGTGAGGGCGTAACCGATGGCTATCCAGCAGCTGCGGACCCAAACGCTGCCAATCCTGGCAGTGGCCGAAGGCGCCACCACCCCAAATCCGGGTGGCAGTGGCTGGGCATGGTCGAGCACGCTGAGCAAGCCGGTGTATTGGACCGGCAGCGTCTGGACCGGCAAGGCGGCCGGCTCGGATGCCTCTGGCGCCGTGCAGTTCAACAACGCCGGCGTGCTGGGCGGAGCCACCAACGTGGCGATCAGCAGCGGTGACCTGTCGCTGGCCACCAGCAGCAGCCCAACCAGCCCGGCGTCTGGGTCGCTTAAACCAATCGCCAAGCCGCTGTCAAGCGGCGGCTCGCCGAGGCTGCTGCTGAAGACTCCGAACGGTACAGAGCTGGACCTGCTGTCGCCGCTGCTGCACATGCGGCAGGGGGTTGCGACCGGCGCAGCGAGTACGATCACCGTCAGCGGGATGCGGTCCGTGAACATAGTCGGCACTGGCAACGGGGGCTCGGTGGCCGGCAGCAACAAGCTCGTGTCAGCGATGCGGACCAATATCACGTCGGCTGCCGTGGCAGGGAGTGTCGCCGGGGCATATCTGTCGAGCGTCAATCTGCTGTCGTCGAACGGCACTGGGCTGGGTGGGTTTTTGATCGACCTTGCGTTTGGACCGAAAACAATGCCGGCCATCGCCGTTTCGCGGGTGTTTGCCGGGGTGACTACCAACGTAGCAGCTCCGACCAATGTGTCGCCCGCTACGCTGACGAACAGTATCGGCATCGGCTGGGATGCCGGTGACAGCAACTGGAAACTGTACTACGGCGGCAGCGTGGCGCAGACCCCGATCGACCTCGGGGCGAATTTTCCGGTCGGGGTAAACGTCCTGATGCACTTCACGCTGTTCTCATCTCCGGCCGAATCAGGGGTGTATGAGTACCGTGTTCTGCGCAAAACGGCCACACAAACGTTCGAGGCTGGCGGGATTCTGGGGCCGTTGACGAGCGTTGAACTGCCGCCGGGCCTGACTGCGCTCACGTGGAATGTCTGGTGCAGCAACAACACCGACGCGGCAGCGGTTGATATTGATTTTCACAAAGTTGTCACGGAGTCGTATTGATGGCCTACACGCTCGACACCACGACGGGGACTGTCACCCGCAACAGCGACCAGCAGCAGGTGGCCCCCTGCCAATCCCCGTCCGACCCCGATTACGTGGCCTATGCCAACTGGGTGGCCGCAGGCAACAGCCCGACCGTGATCAGCTCAACTCCGATCGTGTTCGGCGAGATCACCCGCGCTCAGCTCCGGTTGGCGCTGGAGGCGGCCGGGCTGACTGCGGCGGTGGAGGCGGCCATTGCCGCCGGACCTGCTGCGCTGCGCATCATGTGGGAGGACTCGCAGACTTTCCACCGCCATCACCCGATGGTGATCGGTGTGCAGCAGGCGCTGGGAAAGAGTGAGGCGGAGCTGGATGAGCTATGGCAGGCGGCGATGGGGATTGCGCTATGAGCGGCGTCGAGATGGGGTTTTCTGCGGCTGTGGCTGATCAATCAGACATGGCGACGCAGTTCGAGGAGCTGCATCGGCAGGCAGCACTGTTGGCGCGGCGGCCGCAGCCGGTGCCTGCGCAGCCAGGCCAGTGTGCCTGGTGCGGATCAGTAACGGGGAGCTGGATGAAATTCTGCGACTCAGATTGTCGTGACGATTGGGAGAGAGCCAATGCCAAAAAATGCTGACAACTGCCCGGCGATGGCCTGGGTGTACGCGCTCGACAACCGGGGCCTCGACAAGCTCTGCCCTGAGCTGCGCGGTACCGCCGTGCTGGCGCTCAACGAGGTCACGCCGGTGCAGTACGAGCTGCTGATCTACGGGCCGATCGGGGACTATTTCTGGTCCGACGGCGTGACCGCCGCAGCGGTGGTGGCGCAGCTCGGGCAGATCACCGCGCAGCAGATCACGGTGCGCATCAACTCCGATGGTGGCGTGGTGACCGATGGCCTGGCCATCTACAACGCGCTGCGCAGCCATCCGGCCGAGATCTCGGTGACCATCGACGGTGTGGCTGCATCGATTGCCAGCCTGATTGCGCAGGCCGGCACCAGCCGCCTGGTATACCGCAACGCAACCATGATGATTCATGGCCCGCAGAGCGGGATGTGGGGATTCGCCGACGACCTGCGCGACGGCGCCGCGATGCTCGACACCATGGCCGCCGCCATGCTCGCCGGCTACCGTGACCGGGCGGCCAATCCCGGGCAGATCGAGGGGTATTTGGCAGACCGCCGCGACCACTGGTTCACCGCCGAGGAGATGGTCGCCGCCGGCCTGGCCGATGAGATCATCGACCCGATCGACGCCGCGCCGGCCAATGCCCGGTTGCGGGCCGCCGCGCTGCTTTCTTACAGCGCCGCCATGGCCAGCAGGCCAGCCGCTGCTGCGGGCCGGGCGCTGCGTCAACAGATTCAGGCCACGCTTACCGTGCCTGTATTCGCCTCGCTCGCCGAGGTTCATCAACGGGCGCTGCTCGCCCATATCGAGGATCAGACAATGACTCAAGAGTGTAACGCGATCATCCTCGCGCAGGCGGGCGGTAATCTGTCTGCCACCGCGCCGACTCCTGCTGCCGTTCCAGCGCCTGAGCCTGCCATGCCGGCCACTGCGCTGGCCGGCAGCGATCCGCTGGCCGCACTGGCCGCCCGCAACGACACCATCCGTGGCGTGTTCGCCGCCTTCGCCGATGTTCCAGGCATCCGCGACCTCGAGGCCGCCTGCCTGGCCGACACGCGCATGACAGTTGAGCAGGCGCAGGCGCGCCTGTTGCAGCGGGTGCCCAATGGCGCCACGCCGCTGGCTGCCGGCCGACCCTCTGGCGGGCATCTGATGATGGTATCGGATGAAACGGTCACCCACCGCGAGCGGGCGACTGCCGGGCTGATGGCCCGCGCCGGCCTGTTGAGCGGGGCTGAAGATGCCGCAGCCCGACAAGGCAACCCCTTTGCCAGCCAGCCGCTGCATGTGCTGGCAGAGCAGTCGCTGATCCGCGCCGGTCATGACACGCGGATGATGGACCGGTACATGATCAGCAAGACCGCGCTGGGCTACCAGAGCACCAGTGACTTTCCGGTCATCCTCGAAAACGTGCTCAACAAGATGCTGCTCAAAGCCTATGCGCTGGCGCCCAGCACCTGGCGCCGCTTCTGCGCGGTGGGAACGCTGAGCGACTACCGGCCGCATACCCGCTACCACATGGGCTCGTTTGCCGACCTCAAGCCGGTGAACGAACAGGGCGAATACGAAACCGGCGTGATGGGCGATGCCGGCAAGGAGACCATCACCGGATCACGCAAGGGGCGCATCCTGCAGATCACGCCAGAGGTGCTGGTCAACGATGACCTCGGCGCGTTCAGCACGCCGGCCACTGCCCTCGGCCTGGCCGCAGCCCGGGCCATCGAGAAAGACGTATTTGCCCTGCTGGCGCTCAACTCTGGCGCCGGGCCGACCATGAACGACGGCAACCCACTGTTTCATTCCACGCACGCCAACATCCCGACGGCCGCCGCGATCTCCACCGACAGCATCGACGCCGCCCGGCAGTTGATGGCCTCACAGATGGATGTGAGCGGTAACGACTACCTCGACATCCGCCCGGCCATCTGGCTGGGGCCGATCACGCTGGGTGGCAAGGCGCGCGAAGTCAATGGCGCCGAGTACAACGATGATTCAAACAAGCAGCAGCGCAAACCGAACGTGGTGCGCGGACTGTTCAACGACATCGTCGACACCCCGCGCCTGTCTGGCACCGCCTGGTATATGTTCGCCGACCCGGCCATCGAGCCGGTTCTGGAGGTCGCCTTCCTCGACGGGGTGCAGGTGCCAACCATCCAGCAGGAGATCAACTTCCGCAGCGATGGCCTGGCCTGGAAGGTGGTGCATGTGTACGGCGTGGCCGCCAGTGGCGGGCATCGTGGCGCCATCCGCAACGCGGGCGTCTGATCAGTAACTGATTGATTTATCGGGAGAGCAAACATGGCAAGCAATTTCATCAAGCCGGGCAATCACCTTACCTTCACGGCCACCGCTGCCGTGGCATCGGGCGGTGGCGTGCTGCTCGGCACCATGCTGGGGGTGGCATTGACCGCGGTGGCCAACGGCGCCAAAGGCGAAGCCGCCGTGAGCGGAGTCTGGGAGCTGCCCAAGGCGACCGGCGCCGCCATGAACGCCTGGACCAAACCGATCTGGGATACCGCCACCAACGCATTCATCGCCAGCGGTGCAACCACCGGAGATCTGCTCAACGGGGCAGTCGTGGTCGAGGATGCCGCCTCGGCCGCCACCAAGGTCAAGGTCAGGCTGTTGCCTGGCGGTGGCAGCCTGTCGCCTTGATGGGCGATCGATGATGGGTCTGCCGCTGCGCCGAAACGCGCAGTGGCAGTTGGCGTGGCGTGAGGTGGAGTTTGTACCAATGAGCATGGATCTGGAGCACGCAGTCGACAGCACGCTATCGTGGGCCGTCTCGGCATTTGGGGTGCCACTGCTGATCACAGTGATTGGCGCCCTCGGCGGAATCGTGCTCAACGACATGCGCAACGCATTGCAGCAGCAGGGGCATGAGCTGCAAAACCTCAAGGGCGATTTGCGCGAGATGAAGTCGACGCTCAGCACCGGGCTGATTTGGCGCATCGATGAGATCGAGCGCCGCATCAACCAGATCGAGCAGCAGCGGGCAGCAAAGCCATGAGCCTGATCAGGGTCGAAGTTGATCCGGGTGGCCTGCTCGACCGGCAGTTCACCGCCATCGAACAGCAGAACCTGCCGTTTGCGATGATGCAGGCCGCCAACAAAACGGCCTTCGAGGTGCGCGAATCGTGGCGCCGCGAAGCGGGCCGGGTGTTCGATCGGCCGACGCCGCTGACGCAGTCGGCCGCGCTCTACACCAAGGCGACCAAGCAGCGACCCTATGCGGAGATTTTCATCAGGGATCAGGCCGCCAAGGGAACAGCGCCGGCGAAGTATCTGTTGCCAGAGGTGATGGGAGGGCAGCGCCGAGCCAAAGGCATCGAGCGCCTGCTGGAGTCTGCCGGGCTGATGCCGACCGGCTATTACGCGGTGCCAGGCAAGGGCGCGCAGCTCGATCAATACGGCAACATCGGGGCCGGGAAGATTCGCAAGATCCTCGGTGAGCTGCGCACCTCCGGGTCATCGATGACGGCCTCGGCCGACAGCGGGCAAGGCGGAAAGCGGCGCAGCGGTAAAGGCAAGCGCGGATCAGGCGCCGGGCACTTTGCCCTGCAGAAGCAGCACGGAAAGCTGGCGCCGGGTATCTATGAGCGCACCTCATATGCGCACGGCCGGCCGGTGCGCAGCATCTTCATCTTCACGCGGGAGGCGCCGAAGTACGCCGCCCGCTACGACATCCTCGGCTACGCGCGCAAGGAGTTCAACACGCTGATGCCGTTCTTCTTCGAGCGTGAGCTGGCCAAGGCGGTTGAAACGCACACCATCCGGAGAGGGCCACAATGAGCGAAGCTGCGCTGATCAGGGCATTCGATGCCGCATTTTTTTCCGCCTGGGCCGATCTGGCCGGCGGGCTCGACGCCACCTACACGGCACCGAACGGCGTGGCCAGCGTGGTGCAGGTGCTGATCGATACCGGCCTGGCGCAGTTTGGCGAGGATTTCGCGCCGGTCTCTTTTTACACCACCTACGCCACATTCCGCCGCGAGCAGATCGAGCCGCAGGCAGGCGCCACGCTGCTGGTGGATGCCACCACCTACGTGCTGGCGCAGCGGGTGGCGAGCAGTGACCAGTCGTTGAGCCGCTGGGCGGTGCAGCCGCAATGAGCAGCCCGCGCTGGATTCTGCTCGACGCCTTCGCCGCCATCCTGTCGGGCATCCGGCTTGGCAATGGTTACCGCACCGATGCCGGGCTGGCCTTCACCCGCGAGCCCACTCCGCAGTCGGCGGACGAAGCAGCCGAATTCGTGACCGCCGTCTGGACCCGGCAGGAGCGGGCCAGCGATCAGGCACTGATTCGCACGCACCGCCTGACCACGGTCGATGTGATTGCCAAGGTGCCGGCCGCGCTCGACAGCGCGCAGGAGCGGCTTGACGCCATCACCGCCGACATCGAGCGGGCATTTTCCGGGCGGCAAAAATCGTTCCCGGTTGGCTGCCAGTTTCCGCAGTATCAGGGGGCCACGCCGCTGACTCCGCAGCAGCCAGGCGCCGGCTGGGTTGGCGTATCGATCACCTACACCAGTCATATTCCGATCAGCCTGTGACAACGGGCATAACCAGAGGGCAAGACGATGATTCAGGAACCAGATTACAGCTACATCGGCAGTGGCCATTTGTTGATCCGCGAATACGGGTCTGCCGCCCCCTATCTGGCGGTCGGAAACTGCTCGAAGCTGGATTTCTCACCGCAGGTGAATACGCTGCAATTACAGGATTTCACCAACCCTGGTGGCGGGTCGCGCAATAGCGTCGATCGCATCACCGATGTGAAGTTCAGCTTCACTTTCCACGATTTCCACGGCGAAAATTTCGCCAGGTTCCTGCGCGGGACCTCAACCGACGTGGTATCTGGTACCGCCACCAACGAGCTTCTGGTCGCCTACAAGGGCGGGTGGACCCCGCTCGGCAAGCACGCCAGCAGCATCACATCGGTCAACCCGGCTGGCGGTGGCGCCGCCTACACGGCCGGCACCGATTATGAGCTGGACAATGGCGGGCTCTATATCCCCAGCACCAGCACCATTACCAACCCAATCGGTGGGGCGAACAACATCCAGGTTACTTATGCCTACGGCGCCCACTCGGTGACGGAGGCGCTGGTCAACTCGGCCAAACAATACACACTGATTTTCGCCGGGCTGAACGAGGCGCGCAGTGGCAAGGCGATTCGGCTGATTGCGCACAAGGTCAGCGGTGGCGTGATGTCGACGATTGGTCTGCTGGGCACCGACTATGGCGGTGGCGATGTCGAGGGCTCGTTGATTCCTGATACCACCAAGGGCGCCGGGTTGTCGAAGTACATGCAAATTCTGCAGGTGACCTGATGAGCGCAGCCGACAACAGCCTCGACATGCTCGACCCGGCGCCGCACCTGGTGCAGTTCCGGGGCGAGCCGCTGGAGATCCGGCCGCTGACCATCGGCAAGCTGCCGGCCTTCTCCCGCTTGGTCCGCCCGGTGATTGCCGAGTTCGCGCCGGGGCGCAATCCTGGCTGGGAGAGCAACGATGATCTGATGATCGTCGAGCTGTACGAGCTGCACGGCGAGGAGATCATCGAAGCCGCCGCGCTCGCTACCGGGCTGCCGATGGAGTGGATCGAAGGGGCGCAGGACACCGGCGACCTGCTCGAGCTGGTGCGGGCGATCATCCACGCCAACCGCGATTTTTTTACCCGCGCAGTGATGGCCGAGGCTCGGGCACGCGCGGTGGCAGCCGTGCCAGAGCCGTCGGCGGAGATGGCTGGATCGACGCCATCCAGCACCTCATCGGGTCCGGACACTCGCTGAGCGAGATCAAGGGATACACGCTGGCGCAGTTCGAGGCATTCTCGCGGGCGGTCGTCCGCCAGCAGCGCCGCCGCCAGCGGGATGAGGCAGTGAATCTGCGCGCCAGCCAGTATGCCGACGGCGACTGGAGCCGCTATCTGCAACAGCTCGATCGGGAGGAGTGATGGCCAGCGGTGGGGTTGATTTACGGGTCCGGATTTCGTCCGACCTCTCCGACATCAAGCAGGGGCTGGGCCAGCTTCGCAGCGAGCTGGCCAAGGTCAAGGCCGATGCCGCCAAAACCACGCCGGACACCACCGCCTGGGCCGCCGGACTCGGCAACATTCGCCAGCAGCTCGGCAATGTGGCCGGGGCCTATGTGGGGCTGCAAACGGTCACGGCCGGCATTCACGCGCTCTTTGACGCGGTCGACCGCATGGACGCCATCGATGAGATGGCGCAGAGTTCGGGGGTTTCGGCTGCCGAGATGTCCAAACTGGCCTATGCAGCGCAGTTCAGCTCTGTCGAGTTGGGCGCGCTCGGCAAGGGGCTGACCAAGCTGGCCAAGGACATGACCAGCAACAAGAGCCTGCTGGCCGAGTTCGGCATTGCCATCACCGATTCTGCCGGCAATGCCCGCAGCACCAATGATGTGCTGATCGACCTGGCCGGCGTCTTCGAGCAGTTGCCGGATGGCGCCGAAAAATCGGCGCTTGCCGCCAAGCTATTCGGCGACCGCATCGGGCCGGGGCTGATTCCGCTGCTCAACACCGGCAAGCAGGGGCTGATCGATCTTGGCGTCGAGGCCGAAAAAACCGGCAGTGTGTTCGACGATGCCGCTGCCGCTGCGGGCGGGCGCTTCAACGATCAGCTCGACAAGCTAAAGTCTCAGGCGCAGGGGCTGGCCAACGAGACGGCAAAGCGGTTGATTCCGGCGTTCAGCGGGTATGCTGAGGCGCTGGTGGAGAGTGGCAATGCGTCAGGCATGATTACTGGTGGCGGGGAGGCGATTGCAACGGCGCTCAAGGCAGTTGCAATCGCCGTTATCATCGCAAAAAACGCCTGGGAGGGATTCCTGAATGTTCTGTTTTTTGTGGGCGACGCGGTGGCGGAGGTGGGTTCTGCAATCGGCGGGACGCTGACCCGAAATGTTGGCAATTTTGTCGGATTTTTCACCGATGTAGCAGGCGGTAAAAACCCGCTCAAGGCATTTCGGGAGCGCACGGCCGACAGCCTGGCCGGAATGGTTGGCGACACCAGGACAGCCATTAATGGCATCCGCGCTGGCTACTCGGCAATGAAGGATGGGCTAGCCGAATCAGGCGCAGACATCGCCCGCATCCGCAAGATGTTCAGCGACGGCGTCGGACAAGGAGAGCAGGCCGCAAATGGCATCGGCAACGCCGCCGCCGGTGCCACGCCACAAGCCAACGCGCTGCTTTCCAAGGTGCGCGGGCTGCTGGGCGATGACGGGGATGGCGAAAAAAAGAGCAAGACGCAGGAGAAGATCGAGCGCATTGCCGAGAGCACGGTGCTGCTGCAGGACGAAGTCAAGCGCGCGCAGAAGGCGCTGGATGAGCAGTTCGCCGACGGGGCGATCGGCGCCACCGCCTATTACGCGCAGCGGGTGGCGTTGCAACAGCAGTTGATCGACTTGCAGATCCGCCAGTTGCAGGGCGAGCTGGCCATCACTGACGGTCTGGCGCGCCGCCGGCAGATCGAGGAGCAGATCACCATCTTGCAGCGCGATCGGCAGCAGGCATCATCCGACGCCGCGCGAGATCAGCAACAGGCAGCGCAGAAAGCCAGCGCAGCGCTCGGGCAGGGGCTGCGCGATCGATCATCGGCGCTGACCGGCGGGCTGTCGGCGCAAGAGCAGTCTATCAGCGCGCAGATTGCTGCCGGCACGCTCGGCAGCCTGGAGGGCGAGCGCCGCCTGGCCGAGGTGCGGGCCACTGCGCTGGAGCAGTTGCGGGCGCTGCGCAATGAGCAGGCCGCCTATCTGGCCTCGATGTCTCCGAACGATCCGGCCATTGCGCAGGCGCGCGAAGGGCTGCTCGGCATCGATACGGCGATTGCCGAGACCATCGCCTCGATGCAACAGATGCGCCAGGACACGCTGGATGTCGGCGTCAGCGCGCTGACCGGATTTTTCGGCAGCCTGCGCGATGGCGCCACTTCGGCCGGCGATGCCTTCCGTGTGCTGGTGTCCGATTTCGCCAAGGGCATCTACGACATGCTGGCCCAGGCCACGGCCAAGCGGCTGGTGGGGGCGATTGCCGATCTGTTCGGCGGTGGCGGTGGCGAACAGCCCGGCGTGCAGCAGGGCGCAGTGGCGCTGACCGGCGCTGCCACGGCCACGGCAGTGGCGGGTGGTGCGATCTCGGCCGGGGCCGTACAACTCAGCGCCGCCGCCGCGCAGGTGTTGGCCGCTGCCGGGGCGCTGGCCACGGCCAACACGGCGGGCGGTCTGGCGCGCTTCGGCCTGGCGCACGGTGGCGGGGTGGCCGGGGCGCTGCGGATGTCGCGCGCCGGGGTTGATCCGCTGCTGTTCGCCGCCGCGCCGCGCTACCACATGGGTGGCGTGGTGGGCCTGCGCGACAGCAGCGAGATTCCGGCCATCCTGCAACGTGGCGAGGTTGTCCGCACCCGCCAGCAGGAGGCCGCCCTACAGGCGCGGATGAATACAGGGTCCGGCAGTGCCGGGCCGCCGGTGCGAAATATCATCGTGTTCAGCGATGCCGAGTTGGCCGGGGCGCTGTCGGGCGCCGAGGGAGAGAGGGTGATTGTCAACCACGTCCGGCGCAATCGCGGGGGGGTCGATGCCTGATCCAGTGGCCTGGACCTTCGCGCCCGGCGGGGACTACATCGAGGAGCTGGCCTGGCTGACCGATGTTGCGCAAGCGCCGACCGGGGGCACGCAGCACCGCCGGCTTCGGCAGTCGCCACGCACGGTGATCGGCTTCTCGGCGCTGGAGTCCGGCGCCAATCGGCGCTGGCTTGAGTTGCTGCTGCGCCAGTATGGCGCCGCCGCCTGGTGGTGCCCGGTGGCGATCGATACACGCTGGCTGACGGCCGACGTGGCGATTGCCGCGACGGTACTGCCGATCGGCGCAGTGGCCGGGGCGCGCTTCGCCGTGGGTGGTCGGGCGCTGCTGATCGGTGACGATCCACGCAAATATGAGGTAGTGCAGGTCGATCTGGTCGGCACGTCGACGATCACGCTGTTGTCAGGACTTGCCAATGGCTGGCCGGCCGGAACGCAGGTGGTGCCGCTGCGCCGCGCCCATTTTGCAGAGCCGCCGCAGATCAGCCGCTTCACGGCTGATGATACGGGGGTGGTCGACCTGCGCTTTCGGCTCGATGAGCCGCTCGACACCACGGCCGCCATGCCCGGCGCGACCTACCGCAGCTATCCGGTGTTCGACGCCTTCGTGCCGGTCTGGACCTCTGATCCAGCATGGACGCCAGAGCGCAGGGTCGAGCTGCTCGACGACGAGATGGCAACGCCGCTGGTGGTCGACACCGCCGGCGTGGCGCTCGGCAAACAGGCGATGGATTACATCGTCGACACCGCTGCCGATGTTGGCACATTGCGTGCGGCCATGTTTGCGCTGGCGGGGCGGTGGGCGCCGGCATGGGTGCCAAGCTGGGCGCACGATCTGCGCCTGGCAGCATCGGTATCGAGTGGGCAGGGCTATATCGATGTCGATGGCCCGCTGCTTTCGACGCAGCCGCTGGCCGCCAACCACCGCGACATCCGCATCTGGCTCGACTCCGGCACGGTGCTCTATCGGCGCATCACGGCGGTGGCATCGCAGAGCGCCACCGTCGACCGGCTGACGCTCGACGCCACGCTTCCGGCCGCCTTCACCGCCGCGCAGGTGCGCATGATCTGCTTCATCGCCCTGTGCGTGCAGGATGGCGACAGCAACACGCTGCGCTATTTCGACCCTCAGACCATGCAGTGCGCGCTGACATGGCGGGAGCTTGACCATGAGCTTTGAGACGCTGGAGATCAGCCGCTTCCTCGGCCGCCCGGTGCATCTGTTCACCTTCACCCGGCAATCGCTGGTGTGGCGCTACGCCAGCGGTGGGCGCGACGTGACCATCGGTGGCAACACCTACACCGGCGCGCAGATCAGCCGCAGCGAGATCCAGCAATCGGTCGAGGGGGAGAAAAACAAGCTGACCATCACCCTGCCCTACCTGCGCGATCCGGCCGCCGCCGAGTACCCGGCCACGCAACCGCTCGGCAACAACTGGCATCCCTACATTCCCAGCGATCCGATCAGCATCACCTGCCGCGCCATGCACTACGGCGATGCCAGCACCCCGGCGGTGGAGTGGTCCGGCGTGGTGACGCAGACCAGCTTCAGCGACACCGAATTGACGCTGACCTGCGAGCAGCGCAGCGGGCGGGCGCAGGCGCGCAACCAAGGGGCGAAGGTGCAGCGCGCCTGCTGGAAAACGGTCTATTCGACCGGCCTGCGGGGCTGCAATCTGCAAGCCGGGCCGATTGCGCTGGCCGGCACCGTGACCGCCATCACCGGCAGCCAGGTCACCGCTTCCGCCTACGCCAACCCGCCGCGCTCGCTGGTGGGTGGCACAGCCACCTGGACCACCGCCGGCCCGGTGAACCACACCGCCAACATCACCGCGCATACCGGCAGCACCATCACACTGGATGATGTCACCGGCATTACCACCAGCATGGTGGTCACCGCCAACACGGTGCCGCTGTGGATCAACGCAACGCTGTCGGCCGCCAGCGGGGTGACCGCCACTGCCGCTGCCTTCGGAGCCGCCACCCTGCAACTGCCGGGGGGCTGGCTGGAGTGGACCCGCCTCGACGGCCTCGTCGAGCGCCGCTCGATCATTGGCCAATCCGGCAACGACCTGACGCTGCTCTACGGCGCCGCCGACCTGGCTGCCGGGCTGGCAGTGCGCGCCATCCCCGGATGCCCGCAGACCTGGGATGGCTGCGACTCCCGCAGCAACACCATCAATTTCGGTGGGGCGATCTACAAGCGTGGTCGCGATCCAAAAAAGGAGTCAATGTCATGGGGCTGATTACGCGAAAACTGCGCTGGCTGAGCTGGAGAACCCGCTACTGGCTGCTCGACACCCGGTCCGGCCGGCGCTGGCATCTGGCCATCGCCTGGCTGCTGGCCGCCGCTGCCGTGGGGCATTTCTGCTGGATCGTCTGGGGGTTCCGGCAATGAATCCGTGGGTGGTGCAAATCCTGATCATGGTGGTGATGTCGGCCATATCGATGGCTTTACGTCCAAAGCCTGAGAAGCCGAAACCACAGGAGCGCGACGTGCCGATTTCCGAGGATGGCGACGCGCTGCCAGACCTGTTCGGCACGGTCTGGATCGACGACCAGTATCTGCTGGCCTGGCGCAACATGGGCACGGTGGCGATCAAGAGCAAGGGGGGCAAGAAGTGAAAATCCGATTATGTCATGTGCTCACGGTGCCGGGGTTCAACAAACGCGGCGGATTCTGCAGGGGCGGCGGGGAGGCGTGGTTTTCCAGATACGGATTTGATTGGGCTGATTTTGTGCTCAACGGAATTGAGTCCGAGATCCTGATCAATACCGGAGATGCACTGGCCTATGCGGTAGTAGAGTGGGCGATCCAGCGAAGCGGAAGGAAGCATGGGGTCGAGTAAAAAGACAACAGTCGGCTACTGGTACAAGGCGCTGTTTCACCATGCGCTCGGACGTGGTCCGATCGATGCATTCCTCGAGATGCGCGGTGGCGAGCGCACGGCATGGAAAGGCGTGCAGACCAGCAGCGGTACCGTCAGCATCAACGCGCCGACCCTGTGGGGGGGCGAGAAAGACCAAGGGGGCATCGTCGGCGATCTCGACGTGATGTTCGGCGAAGCCACGCAGCAGCCCAATGCCTACCTGCTGGCCAACCTCGGCCCGCAGGTGCCGGCCTGGCGTGGCGTGGCAACGGTGGTTTTCAAGGGCGGAAAATACGGGGCCATGAACCCCTACCCGCAGGCTGCCGGCTACAAGGTGCGCCGCATCACCGCCGGCTGGGACGGCGGGTGTTGGTACAGCGCCAAGGCCGAGGTGCTGGTGGCTGACATCCGCGAGCCGATCACCGGTGGCAGTGGCTGGGTCAACCGCGCCACCGGGCTGTTCTATGTCGGCGCCTACAAGGCCGTCTCGGGGTTCTACGCCAGCTTCAACGGTTGGTTCAACGGCTACATCGGCGGGATCCGGGTCACTGCCGGGGTAGCGCGCTACGCGGTAAAAAGCTACGCCGTGCCGACTGTGTTGTTCGGCGATGCCACCAGCGACCCCTATTGGCCGAACGTGGTCTGCCAATTGCGGATGCAGGGCAGCCACGGGTCGACGGCCTTCGTCGACGACAAGGGCCACACCGTCACCGCCTACGGTGGCGCTGTGATCTCGACAGCTCAATCCCCGCTCGGCGGGTCATCCGGCTATTTCAACGGCGCCGACAGCTATCTGACTGTCAACGTCGGCAGCGCCGAAGCGCTTGGCAATGCCTGGACCATCGACGGCTGGGTGAGGCTGGCTGACTACGATTCGACCGCCAACACCTACGGCAATGCGATTGTAAGCTATGGAGTGACGACGACTCCTGGCGAAGAGTCCACGCTGTCCATCTTTGGCGACAATGCCCGATTCGACCAGCAAGAGGCGCCATTTGCATTCACCGCCGACGCCACGCAAAACATCGCCCCCCATGCACCGATCGGTCAATGGGCCTATATCAGCATCTGTTTCGACGGCACCCGCCACTGGCTGCATGTCAACGGCCAACTGGTCACCTCGCCCGGCCAGCTCAAGGGGATGAACCCGGCGCACATGCTCTATTTCGCCCGCACCCAGGCCGACATGGGCGCGGAGCCGACCGGCAGCATGAACTCGGCCAGCCTCACCGCTGCCGCCGACACGCTGCACGCCGAGGGCTTCGGCCTCTGCACCACCCGCAACCCAGGCAATGAGAGCGTCGACGAATTCGAGCGCCGCATCGAGCGGGTGATCAGCGGCGCCTTCACCCGCGACCCGGTCGACGGCACCTGGCACCTCGACCTGGCGCGCGGTGACTACGTGTTGGCCAGCCTGCCGATCCTAACCGACGATGACGTGCTGGAGTTCCGCGAGACCCCGTCGACGCTCGACAACGCCATCAACAGCGTGTCGGTCAAATACTTCGACCCGGAATTGCGCGAGACCATCACCACCGCGCCGGTGCAGGCGCGCGGGCTGATCGATGCTTTCGGCACCAACCACCAGACCTTCGATTACCCGGAGATTCCGACTGCCGACCTGGCGCTGCGGGTGGCCCAGCGCGAGCTGCGCGCCACCGCCACCCCGCTGCGGGCCTTCGAGCTGGTGACCACCCGCGTGCCGTTCGGCTGGCGGATCAACACCTATTTTCGGCTGCAACTGCCCAAGCGTGGCATTGCCGACATGGTCTGCATCGTCGGAGAAAAAGCATCCGGCACCCTGCGCAGCGGGGCCATCAGGCTGAAGGCGGTGCAGGATGTCTACGCCATGCCGGCCGCCGCCTTCGTGCAGCACGAGGCGGGCGTTGACACCTCGGCGCCGCAGAGCCCGCTGGCGATCATCCGGCAACTGCTGGTCGAGCTGCCCTATTCCGAGGTGGTGCAGATTCTGTCGCGCGCCGATCTTTCGGTGCTGCCGAGTGGTGCCGGCTATCTGGCTGCGGTGGCCGATGATCCGGCGCGCAGCATCGACTACACGCTGATGATCGATGAAGGCGCCGGATACCAGCAGCGCGCCGTGGCCAGTTGGTGCCCGACCGCCATGATGCCGGCCGCCAACTACACCGCCACCGCGTTCGCTCTAATCGGCGGGGTGCGCCTCGACCAGGTCGAGATCGGCTCTTCCGCCATCTGGGGCAGCGAGATCGTCCGTGTCGATGCCATCAATGCCAGCACCGGCGCCGTGACGCTGGGCCGTGGCTGTTCCGACACCGTACCAGTGGCGCACGCTGCCGGGGAGCGAATCTGGTTCATCACCGGCGATGCCGCCATCGATGCCACCGAGTACACCAGCGGGGAGACCATCAACGCCAAGCTGCTGACCAACACCGGCTCCCAGCAACTGCCGATCAGCGCAGCCATAGCCCAACCGCTCACCTTCGCCGGCCGGCAGATCAAGCCCTACCCGCCCGGCAACGTCAAACTCAACGGCAGCGCATACCCCGATTACATCGCCGGAGCGCTGACCGTGTCGTGGTCGCACCGCGACCGCCTGTTGCAGGCCGACCAGCTCGTCGATACCACCACTGGCAATATCGGGCCGGAGTCCGGCACCACCTATACCCTGCGCCTGTACGGCGAGACCGACACCCTGCTGCGCACCGCCAGCGGGCTGACCGGCACCAGCTACACATGGAGCAGCGAGGATTCCGACGGCGGGCTGCCGCTCGACAGTGGCAGCGCCGATCCATCGTGGTCGAGCGTGGTGGCGTTGCTGCATTTCAACGGGGCCGATGGCAGCACAACCTTTGCCGATGAGGCTGGCCATACCTTCACCGCAAACGGCAATGCGCAGATCGATAACGCGCAGGGGCTGTTCAGCGGCACATCGCTGCTGCTCGATGGATCGGGCGACTACCTCAGCACGCCAGACAGCGCAGACTGGGATTTCGGCACCGGGGATTTCACCGTCGAGGTGGCGGTGCGGTTTGCCGCGCTGCCGGTCAACAGCGCCGCCGCATTACTTAGCACCTATGCCGGGAGTTCGGCCGGCTGGGGAGTGCAATACCGCAACGACGGCGGGGGCGGTAACCGCCTGCGCGTGTTCGTGGGTGGCGACACCGTATTTTTCGACTTCGCCTGGACGCCAAGCACCGGCACCTGGTACCGCATCGGCGTCAGCCGATCCGGCAGCAGCCTGCGCGCATTCATCGATGGCACGCAGATCGGCAGCACAGCGACCAACAGCACCAATATCTCCAGCACCGCCGCGCTTTGGGTCGGCGCGCTGCTTTCAGGGTCGGCCATACAGTTCGTCAATGGCTGGATCGATGAGTTGCGCATCACCAAGGGCGTAGCGCGCTTCACGGCCAATTACACGCCAGATTCAGCGCCGTTCATCGGGCTCAATTTGCGCCTCAACAACCTGGTCCGCATTGAGCTGGAGTCAGTGCGTGCCGGCTACACCAGCACGCAAAAGCACAACATCACCACCCGCCGCGTCGGCTACGGGTACAGTTACGGGCATAAATACGGGGGATTGTGATGAGCAGCACAGAGCCGCGCAGCGGGATCAAATACGGATGGTCGCCGACCACCGAAAATTTCAGCGCAGAGATGGACGCCAACCTGCTGATGCTCGGCCGGTTGGCGATGCCGAACCTCTACATCAAGGACCGCACCCTTACTGCCCCGCCCGGCAGCCCTGCCGCTGGCGACGCCTACATTCCGGCGGCGACAGCCACCGGCGCATGGGCCGGAAAAGAAAATCAGATTGCCATTTGGTCAGGCAGTGCCTGGGTTTTTTACCCGGCAGCGACTGGGTGGCTTGCGGTGGCCACGGCAGAGGGTACTAACGGCAAGCTGATCGTCAAAGTCTCGGGCGGGTGGTCGGCCGGCATCAGCCTGTAATCTGGTTGATTGCGGCGGGTCACTCCTCGCTCTATTTCTGCCTCGATCCACCATACTGTTGCTGAGTCAATGTCGCGGACGGGGCGCGGGAAGCGCCCTTCGCTGATCCGTCGGTAGATGGCGGATCGGCCGAGTCCGACTCGGCGCTGGACTTCGGCTCGGGTGAGGAGTATGGGCGGGAGTGGAGCCAGTTGGCTATTCATGGCGATCTTCGCCGAGAGAGGGGAGGTTGCGCTGCTCAAAGAACTTCCGAGGCGGCTCTGAGTGGCTGTCGAAGTATTTGATGTACTCGATTTCGGTTTTTGCGGTGGAGGTGATTTCGCGGGCGACTTCGGCAACGGCTTTTGCCCTTGAGATTTCGCTGTCGAGTTGGTCGCGTTCTGCTGAGTTGAGCCGTTCGATGGCTGCGAAGAGGTGCTCTCTGAGGTCTTCGACGCTGGTTTTCATCGGTTTTCTTCCCGGTTTTTGATGGTTCGGTTGAGTACGCCGCGCAGGATCACGACGTGGCGCAGTTCTGGCGGTAGGTTATGGATTGAGTTCCTGTCGATGTTTTCTGACCGGGTCAGGCATTCGAGCCGGTCGATGGTGATCTCTTCGGGGTTGTTGGTGGCCATGCCGGGCCTGAAGCGGACAAAATGGCGGTCTGGGACTGGGCCGTTGTGGGAAACCCATACGGTTTCGATGAGTGAGCGCCAGCGATCGGATGATTTTTGTCCGTCCATCGAAACCTTGATCTGCAGGATGTTGCCTTTTGCTGTCCGCAGGGTGCCGATGGGTTTTTCGTTGTGGTTGCGGCGGCCACGCTTGAATTGGGTGGTTGTGCTGCGGCCGCCTGGTGAAAATTTGATGCTTTTGTTCCATGGGGTCATTCCCGGCTTGAATTGTGTGCCTTTACTGGATTGATTGAAGGCTTCTTTTCTGAGTTTGATGATCTGGTCTGATCTGCTCAGGTTGAGTTGCTGGGCGCGCAGGTAGGTTGCGCTTCGGCTGCGGCCGAGTTGGCTGGCGATTTCTTCGCCGCTCAGGGTGCTGTTTTGGTAGAGGTCGCGCAGGAGCTGCTCCTGTGCGGCGGTCCATGGGGTTTTGTGGTGTTTCATTTTTTGCCACCCGATGCGCTTTCGCCGGCGAGGGCGAAGTAGGATGCGCCGTCTATGTAGTCGTCGATCTCGGTTTTTCCGGCGGTTGAGCGGGCGGCTTTGAGTACGGCCATGAACAGCCAGCCTTGTGTCTCTGTGAGGATGTGCCCGGTAAGGGTGTTGAAGGCGGCAACGGTGCGGGCCATGCTGCGCTCTGCGGGCAGGTCGCGGGAGGCGGCTCGGTTGGCGATGGCTTCGGCCGCTGCGGCGAGGATTTGCGGGGCGTCTGGGGCTGCGTTTATGGTCTCTGGCACTTCGGCAGCGGCGCGTTTATTCGCTCTGGTGGCGGCAATTTCAAGCCCTATCGCGTCTGGCGGTAGCGTGGAGATGTCTTCACTGTCTGGCTTTTTTTCATTGTGCCCCGGCCGATAGTAGGTGTGATTGGGTGATCCATCCCACATGGTTTCATAGGAGTATATCCATCCGGAGTCAACGAGTGTTCGATGGATTTCGAGCACTGTTTTTTCGTTATCGCGGTTGATTTCGTTGAAAATCTGATGCGTGAGTCGGCCGTAGACGGTTTTCAGCTCCACTGCCGGCAGGTAGCGGACGATTTCAAGGATTTTTTCGCGGTTATCAGTCATCGCCGATCCTCCTGCTGTTGCGTTGCGGTTTTCGCGCGCTGCGCGATGTGGGCGCGCGCGCTTTCAATGGCGTCGGCCTGGGTGGCGCCTTCACAGATGAACGCTTTTCCGGCGGCCTTGCCGTGCGCGATCCAGATGATGCGGCCGTCTTTGCCGCAGGCTGCTTCGAGGGTGAAGTGATGCATGGTTTCTCCTCGCGCTTGATGGCGCGTTGCAATGCGCGCTCGATGGCGTCGAGACGCGCGCTCCAGGCGGCGCGCTCTGGACTACCTGTTGGTGCGTCGCGGTCGATGTCGCTACCGGGTGACTGGATGGCCAGCAGCGCCAGGCGAATGGTCTGGCTTCTGGGGTGGAGGATCGGCCTCATGGCAGTACCACCAGCACGGCGATTGTGGCGAGTGTCAGCAGGGCAAACAGTGCGGATTCAGCACTCCTGCCCTGCTGCCATGCGTGCACGGTGATGGCTGCCGCGGTGCCGGCCGCTGCGAGCAACAGGGCGCTCATTTCGGCCACCGCGTGGAGATTGCAGTGATGGTGCCGCCGGTTTGCAGGCGTGGCTTGAGTTTGATGTGATGCAGCGCCGGGTTTGGCTCGACCAGGCGGACGCGGTGGCCGTCGATGACGGGGATGAGACCGGTGGCGCGGTGGAGTGTGCGCACCGCTTCGAGGCTGTGGGTCATGATTGGGTGTGCGTAGATGTTGCTCATCGTGCTGCTCCTGCATTGAGGTTGCTGTTGCGCATCATGCGCTCGACCTGGCCATTCCAGGCGCTGGCGAGCGGTGGCCGGCGGCCGGATTCGCTGGCCTGGAAGGCGAGCAGGTTGCCGATGAGGATCAGGCGCTGAAGGTCGCTCTTCAGTAGGCTGATTTCGTTGGTGCGGCTGATGGCTGTTGTGCTGTGCATGGGTTTCTCCGTTTGGACGGTTGTGGGTGTTGCGCAGCGCGCTGGCAAATATTTAGCGCCGCGCTGAAACAAATATTGCGCCGCGCTTAAACTCTGTCAAGCCTTCAGCGTAAAAAAGATGATATTTTTTTTGAGGCGCAGGCCGGATCGGCCATCCAGCGCGGTGGCCGTGTTGGGTGTGCAGGTCAGCGTTGTGGGCTGCTCAGGCCGTCCAGGGGTCTGGATGGTCGCTGTGCTTCGCCGTCTGGGGTGCTTGGCTTGGCTTGGCGGTCGGCCGAGGCGGGGTTGGTTTGGGTTGTGAAGCGGCGGGCGCTGGGTCGGGCGGGTAGAGCTGGGCAAGGAGTTGCTTGCCGCGTGGAGAGTTGATAGGGACGGCTGCTGCGATGGCGCCGCAGTGGCGGCAGGTCGGCTGTTTTGCGGACAGGCGCCAGATTGAGTAGATCAGTCCGGGCACGAAGAAGCAGCACCAGAGGATGAGTTCGATCAGTATGCTGCCGGGCGCGACCCGCTTGTGGCGGCCGATCTGGCCGCTCTGGTTGGGTGTTGCGTGCAGGATCTGGCTGATATAGGAGTTGGCCAGGCGCGGCACGCGCTGACAGAGCGCTGCGGCGCTGCCGTGCTCTTTGATGAGGGCGCGCAGGTTGAGTCTGCGAATCTCGGAGATGGTCATTGGCGCATCCTCCTATTTTTTACCAATGCGCAAAATAAGCGCCGCGTCCAAAACCCCTTGACAATGCTTTAGCGCTGCGCATAAATAGGCGCATGAAGCTCAGCGACTACCTCAGATCAATCACCCCAGAGCAGCGCCAGGCCACCGCGGCGGCGGCCGGCACCTCTGTCGGTTACCTCTATGTGCTGGCCGGCGGCAGCCGGCGCGGCAGCCCGGACATGGCCCTGCGCATCGAGCTGGCGACGGGCGGAGCGGTAACCCGCGAGGACATGCTGCCGGAGTTCTTCATCCGACAACCCGCCGCCAGCGACAGGGAGTCGGCGGCATGATTTCAATGTCTGAAACCTTCCATCCCCTTGGCCGTCGCGGTGCTTGCTCGCCGCGCGGCCTTTTTTATTTGGCCGATGCAGGTAGGGGGAAGTCGAGGAAAGTCGAGGAAGCAGAAACATGGCCACGGTGCAGTTGCCGGGAGTTCGTGGCGGCGCGGGTGCACCAGATCGGCCGGCAGCAGAAGGTGATTGCCGCCGACCTGGACATGGCGCCAAGCCAGTTGGCGCGCAAGCTGGCGCAGTCACCTGGCGACAGCGCCCGATTCACACTCGATGACCTCGAAGCCTATCTGCGCACGACGGGCGACACGGCGCCGGTGCTCTATCTGGTCGACAAGTACTTGCGGCAGACCGACCGCGATGAGTTGCTGCGGCGCATCGCGGAGCTGGAGGGGCAGTTGTTGGCTGCGACACCAATGCGGAGGGATGGACGTGGATGAGTTGTTGATGCTTTGCCCGCATTGCGGCGTGGTGGGCCCGGTGCGGGTGTTGTTTACCGAGGTGGTGCCGGATGGCTTGCGCCGTCGGCTGCAGTGCCAGAGTTGTTCCGGCTGTTTTGTGGTGCTGGAGACGATGCGTGAGCTGCGGGTGACGCGGCGAGTGTTGTCTGTTGAGGCGGCTTGCGTAGGGTCTGGAAGATGAGCATTTCCCGCTGCCTCGGCCCGGCGGTGCGCGCGTTGATGGGTGTGCATCGCCGCGAGTGGAAGGGCTACATCGATCAGCTGCCGCAGCGCTGCCCACACGGCGACTGCACGGCGCAGCCGGGGTGCCGCGCCTATGTGGCGGACTATTTCCGAATTCAATGGCGGATGGCGGTGAAGCGGGAGCAGCTCGATGGCGAGCGTTGACATGCAGGCGCTGCGGGCGCGGCACGACATTGGCGACGTGGTCGGCCGTTATGTCGAGCTGCGCGGATCTGGCGATGAGTTGACCGGGCGCTGCCCGTTCCATGCTGAGCGCACGCCGTCGTTCACGGTCAGCCGCAGCAAGGGGTTCGTACACTGCTTTGGCTGTGGCGCGCACCACGATCTGGTGGGGTTTCTGATGGCGCTGCTGGGGGTCGATTTTCGCTCAGCGGTGCAGATGCTGGGCGAAGAGGTCGGTCCGGCGCAGCGGGAGGCATCGCCATTGCCTGCGCAGCGGGAGGCATCGCCACCTGGCACGATATGGGTGGCGCTGATGCCGGTGCCAGAGGATGCGCCGAACCTGTTGACCGCGTCGGGTTGGACTGTGCCGGTTTGGAATCCTCGGCGCGGTAAGGCAACGCGGCTGCGGCCGAGTCGGGTTGATGGCTACCGAGACGCCGCCGGCAGGCTGCTCGGCTTTGTGGTGCGGGCTGAGATCCGCGATCGCGAAAGCGGCGCAGCGCAGAAGTGGACGCCGATGATCACCTGGTGCGTCAGCCGTGACGGCGCGCAGCAGTGGTGTTTGCAGGGCTTCCCGATTCCTCGGCCGCTGCTGGGCCTGGATGCGCTGGCGGCGAAGCCGGGCGCACCAGTGCTGGTGGTGGAGGGCGAAAAGTGCCGCGCGGCTGGCGCTGGCGCGTGGCCCCAGTACGCGGTGGTGTGCTGGCCTGGCGGTACGCACGGGATCGGGAAAGTTGATTGGCGGCCGCTGGCGGGTCGGGACGTGGTGCTGTGGCCTGACGCGGATGACGCGGGTGTCCGGGCGATGCTGGGGCACTGCAACGATGCGGGGGATTTCCGCCCCGGCGTGGCGCATTACGCGACGCGGGCCGGTGCGCGCAGTGTGCGGTTGATCGATACGACGGGCCGCCCGAAGGGCTGGGACGTTGCGGACGCGCTGATGGTAGACGGCTGGTCTCCGCAGCAGCTGGCTGCCTGGGCGGCTGTGCGGCGCGTTGATGTGCGTGTGGTGCCGGCGTGAGCCGTGGCGGTCGGGTGATCGAGCTGGTGGACCGGGGCGGGAAGAAGGGCCGCGGCGGTGGTGGTGGCGGCGGCGAGGCTTCGGGCGACGATTGGCGCCTGCTGCTGACGCGCAATCGCGAGGGCAAGATCGAGGGAAATCTGCACAACATCCTGCTGGTGTTGGAGCACGACGATAGGCTGCGCGGGCTGCTCTGGCTCAATGAGTCGAGTAATCAGGTGGTGATGGCGCGGCCTGCGCCCTGGCCGGGCAGTAATCGGGATGAGTTTGTGGACGGCGATAGCGCGGAGCTGGCGGCCTGGCTGCAGCATCCGGATCGATATGGGATGCGCTGCAGTGATGACACTGTGCTGAAAGCGGCGATCTCTGTGGCGCGTCGGTATCGGCGGCACCCGATCCGCGAATATCTGAACGGGCTGGAATGGGATGGCGTGCCGCGTATCGCGTCGATGCTGGTCGATATGTTCGGTGCAGCGGATACGCACTACACGCGGCAGGTGGCGCCCTGTTTCATGGTGGGCGCGGTGGCGAGGATGCTGTGGTTCGATCCGAAAAACCCCGCGTTGGGCGCAAAGGTGGATTTCATGTTGGTGTTGGAAGGGCCGCAGGGGAAAAAGAAATCGACATCGTTGAGCGAGTTGTTCGGGTCGTACTGGTTTGTGGAAACGGTGGAGTCGCCGAACAGCAAGGATTTCTATCAGGTCATCCAGGGCTGCTGGGGCGTCGAGATTGGCGAGATGGATTCGTTTGGCAAGGCCGACGTGACGGCGGTGAAGGTGGCGATCACGCGGCGCACCGACAAATTCCGCGCGCCCTATGAGCGAATGCCGAACAGCTATCGCCGCGAGTGCGTGTTCGTCGGCACGACCAATGATCGGGAGTACCTCAAAGACGCGACGGGCGGACGCCGGTTTCTGCCGGTGCGTGCGGATGGCGATGTGGACGTGCCCCGGATCGTCGCGGAGCGCGATCAGTTGTGGGCGGAGGCGGTGGCGATGTTTCGCGCCGGATTCGCCTACTGGGTGCTTCCTGATGATGCGCCAGCGCAGCAGGCCGCGCGCTATATCGCCGACAGTTGGGAGGGGCGCATCGAGCGCTGGCTGGCGGGGATATTCCGGCAGGACAAGGATGGAGTGCCTATCGTGCCCCAGCGGTTGCGGTTCGAGCCAGCGCGGCCGGTGGAGTGGACCACCACTGATGAGCTGCTGGAGTACGCAGTGGGTGCTGATCCAGCCAGGCATACGAAGGCCGATCAGATGCGGATATCAGCAATTATGAAGCGCTTCGGCCAGGAGCCTGTGCAGGGCGATTCGCAGCCGGAGGATGCGTGGGAGCATGTTCGGCAGCGATGGCCCGATGGCGGCCGCGAGTGGCGGTGGGTGCGGGCAAAGGCGAGCGCTTGCAATGGGCCTGCGTCTGCGGTTAATAATGCCAGCAAGGGGAGGGCGGATGATCCGGATTTCTGAACCTGTCCCAACCTGTCCTAACCTGTCCCGACCTTTGTCCCAACCTAAGTCGTTGATTCGTGGGCGTGTCCCAACCGTCCCGACCTTTTCTGCTCGCGCGTATGGGGTGCGGTTGCGCCCGGCCTGTTCTCACTCCTGCGTATATAACAATATAGGTGTGGACGGTTGGGACAGTTGGGACACCACTTTACAATCAACCACTTACCTGTCCCGACCTCGTCGACAAGGTCGGGACAGGTTGGGACAGCTGGCGCACTGGCGCTCCCGTGACCTGACGCCTGCGGTTTGCCACACCGGATCGTGGGGCTTGGCAGGCCAGATCATCAAACTCAGAAAAGAAGCCTTCAATCAATCCAGTAAAGGAACACAATTCAAGCCGGGAATGACCCCATGGAACAAAGGCATCAAATTTTCACCAGGCGGCCGCAGCAC